TTTCTGGGCAATAATGGTAACCGTCACCGTTCTTCTTTAATGATTTATTCATTCTACGAAATTCATCTAATGTAATTTCACGCGTAGTTAATATAGTTTCACCTAAATGTTTTTGTGAAAACTCTTCTGCTTCATCACAAGTAATTGTATCGTCGGCATGCTCGGCAGACTGACAATCTATCACGTACCGGATACGGAATTGATTAATTGTTTCAACTAGATATAAAGGCATAACTACTCCATAATATAAAAAACGCCGGTTACGGTTCCGGCGACGTTATCACGCCCGGTTTAAATAACTCAGTTAAATACTGAGCTACCCATTGCAGCATAAGCTGCTGCTACCATCTCGCGTGATGGACGACCCAGGCGATAGGCCGTTTTTCCATTCTTAGCAGTATTGCTATAGATGGAGTAACCTTGAGCGCGGAGCTCAACGATACGAGCTGCTACAGAGCCTTCTGTAGAGCGGAACAGACCGGCCATTTGACCAGCTGTAAATTGACGACCAGACTGAAGAGTCTTGAGTACACTGTTTTGCAAAGACATTATTTAACTTCCTTAAAGGATTCCCCACCAACATAAAAATTTGACAGGCGGCGGTCTTTCCTGTCAAACCATGAAATTAAGCGACTGCTAATTCTTTAAGTTTTTCGATTTCTTCATCGATAACTTCCTCCTTAACAACCTCTATTATAGGCTGTCTGGGGGTATTAATCAACTCTTTCTTTCCCAAAACTTCTATAATATCGGCAACGAAAGGTATAAATGCTTCTTTCTCTAAAAGATAGTTACATGCATCAATCTTGGTCATAGGACCAGGTAACTCAATTAAATTAATATCGGTATCGCCTTGTTTTTGCAAGTTCTTTACTCGAAGAACATAATCTGAACAAAAACGAACCTTAATAACACCATTGTTATTAGAAACACCAGCTACTGTAAATAAAGACATATCAAACTCCATAATATAATGTTAAACACCTAATCCTTGACCAGCTAAAAGATAGTTAGTTACTTTCTTTAGCATTACGTCTTTAGATTTTGCTTCAGTCAAAATAGTTACGAACTTCTCTTTAGTACTTGCACTACCAGATGAAAGTAAGATTGCTTGAATACAAGACGATCTAAAACTAATAGTATCTTTGGATGCATAATCGCTGAACAATTTCTGCATGCCATCGTTACCAATAGTATCTACTTTAACCCTTTGCTTAGAACTACTTTGCGTCATTTATAACTCCTTTTGATACCCTATTATAGTATAAAAAAGGTTTTGGTGCAACTAATCCAGTAAATCCGTAACGTCTTCTAATTTAATTTTTTCTCTATCTAACAGGTCATTAAGTATCAGTTCCATTCCTGAAATCTTTCCCCTTACGTAACATGCAAAACATGCTGCCAAAAGTAACGCTATTTGTAAAATATCACCTAGAGTGATTACATGATCCATTGAAACCTTTCATACTGTTACGTATGGTAACCAAAGAAACGTTTTCTTTAGTAACCTCTTTTTTATATCCGACCAATCATCTCCCTTAAAAATCTTTTTATAATAGTTATAAGACCAAAGTTTCTTTCTAGAATTAATTGTTCTTAGAATATCATAGGGATTTTTATTAGGATAACAATATTTAATCTCCATAGCAATATCGTGCCCGTAAGCATCAATTTCATCTATTTCAGCTAAGTATTCCTTCTCTTCTGAAATATCTCCCGATAAATTACGAAAATCCAACGCAACAGGCTCACCGTCTAAATGTCTATGTTGCCATTGATTTTGATGAATAGTTTCGTGTTGACACACTTGTGAAATAGCAAATTTAAATTCTTTCCAGTTTACCTCGGAAATTTTAAAATGTTTACTATCTTTTGAGAAATTTATGATCACATATTTGACATTTTTTTCCATGTCGTATAGACCTGAAACAGAAAAGTCTTCTTTACTATAATCTGAGAATGTTTCATATTTAAACTTAATAGGAACGGTTTTTTTAAACGCTCTATTTAAAGTTCCGGCAATATGAAAATAAGTCGAGTTTCCTATAAGCTTAGATTTTTTGGATTCTAATACATTATCTATGACTGGTGCAAGATACATAGGTTCTCCTTTTAAAGTATTTATTATACCTTAATGCCGGAGAAATCTTTTTTCTTAAACATATTTTGCATACCAAAACCTGATAACTGGTCTTGATCCTCTTGTCCGGAGTCGGCCAAGTTACTTTGAGCAATATCCTCTAAATCGTACAATTTCATCTTTGCACGATCAATGCCAATCATAAACCGCTTATAAGCAGTTGGGTCATTGTAGCGGTTTTTCAACTGCTTTATCATTAACTGATTGAGATTTTCGAGTTCTTCTGTACTTATTAGCGCAAACATAAAATCTGCTGTCGCGGGTAAACCGAATGACTCGGATGTATCAGTCAGCTCCACATCAGTATTCGAGTAACCCGAACGCGTTGTCTGTGTGGCTGAAACGATAGGTAAATTAGACTCTACAGCTAGACCTCTTAACTCTTCAGCAATGCCTTTGATATATGTATAAGAATTTACACTTCCCCCGGGTTTAAATCTAGAAGAAGCACATATATTTAAATAGTCTATGAAGATAATATCTGGTCTAAATGACCGTTTTAGAGATAATTCATTCAGTAAGGCTTTAAAGTGACCAACATGGGCACCAGCTGTCGGGTACTCTTTAATAATCAACTTACCGTTCATCTTGGTTTGAAGCTTTTCCATTCTGCTTTCAAACAATTGCTTTGGCATATCTTTTAGGACACCAATATCAACATTCAAGAGGTTTGCATCAATACGTTCGGCAATTTTTTCTTCTGCCATCTCCATTGTAATATAAAGAACGTTCTTACCCTGGGCTAGGGTAGAAGCTGCCATGTGACACATAAATAGAGACTTACCCACCCCAGTACCAGCCAAGCAAATATTAAGCGTCTTATTTGGTATCCCTCCATTTGTAATTTTGTTGAGTAAAGAAATATCAAATGGAATCCTAGACTCAACACGGTGATAAAAATCAAAACGTGAAGTAGAGTCATCAAAATAGTCATGGCCAACGGAAGAGTCAAAGCAAACACCTAGTGCCTCCTGGAGTAATGATGGAATACCATCTTTAGAAATCTGTTTATCTCTACCTTCCATAACACCAATTGATTGTAAAATGGCATTATAAACAGCTTTATCTTTACAAAACTTTTCTGTCTCATCGTATAACCATTGCTGGTTAGGTACCTCTTTAACATCTAACTCTTTTAATAGATCGAGTGTTTCTTTATAAAGGCTTTCATTTAAATTAGAATTCGTGATTGAAATTGACAAAGCCTCAACGGTAGGGGGCTTATTGTACTTAATAATAAATTCATGAATTAATTTATAGGTAGTCCTATCACCTTCATCCGTAAAGTATTGATCCTTTAAAAAAGGCAATACCTTTCGCATGTACTCTTCATTCTGTACCAGATTCCTTAGTATCGTTGTCTCTAGTCTGTTTAAGGTTGTCAATTGCTTCTCTCAAAATATCGTTAATAATAACTTCCATAACCGATTTAAACATGTCACCTTTTACATCTTCATCGGTTAAATGATCTGGCTTACGTATAATATGATAATCAAGTTGTAACTCTGGGGCATCTTCATTTGGAAATTCTAATTTTTGAATCTGGACAGTAACTTCTTTATACTCACCATCAATGATTTCAAAGCCCCAGTCATCGGCTACAAACCAAGGTTTAAATAATTCATTTCTCAACATCGGCATACTCCTCACTAATATCTACATCAGAAAGGATTCTACCGTTAGCTACTTGATATGTTTCTTTAACCCAGGATTGAAATGTGGGTGCTGTTAGAATCTGTAACCAGAAATCTTTATCGTCTGTATCTTTAATACGCCATTTCTTATCTTCAATTACCCCGGTATCTTTATCGACTCTAGAATACCAACCATTACTTGGTTTCATAACGTGACCGGACTCTAAAGCCATATCTAATAGACCAGACCACTTACTCATACCCCCGTCGTGCTTAACAGTAATTGGTATCTTAGACTTTTCTCTAACATACCTGGATTTCTCAACGTTAATAATAAAGTTATAACCTACAACCTCGGTACCGTCTTTTTCTTGTTGACGTCCAAGAATAAAAATATTATCAGCTGCATAATATGAACCAGTACCACCACCAACAACGTCCTTGGAGTACAACTCCATAGTCTTGTAAGTATGGTTTACTACAACCATTGGAATATCTTTTAGTGACAAGTGAGGGGTAACCATTCTAAACAAAGATTTAATTTGTTTAGCTCTTGACATATCAGCAACTGACTTACCTTCTAAAGCGTCTTCGACTTCTTTCTTAGAAGCTAAATTACCAATAGAGTCAATAATAATTATCAAGTGATCACTACGTTCTACAGCCTCCAACTGTGTCATAATATCAAACTTTAATTGTTCGATATTAGTAAGGGGTGTATGTAGAACCCGGGTAGGATTAATGCCAAACGAATCAAAATAAGACTGTGGGGTACCGAACTCGGAATCAT